AATTTCGTTGGCAATAGTAACGTCGGTGGCTGCAAACATTCTGTTGTTGAGGTTGTCATAACCAACAAATGCTTGCTTTTCTGTACCATCGTAGTACCAAAGATCGATACCTCGGTCTTTGCCGTCGTCGGTAACCAATGGTGTATTGTTAGGACCGCGACCCATTTCAATAATTGGGTCTTCGACTGCCAATGTGTTTACATTGACATAGCTAATGTTGCCATTGACCGCAAGATCGCCACCTACTACTACGTTACCAGTTGTGGTTAATGTAGCAGCAGTTACGCTGGTTCCAGCAACCACAGCGCCAGTCGCACTTACGATTGCTGTGTTAACATTGCCCGAGGTGACGTTGCCAGATACTGACAATGATTCAAGAGTTCCAATACCGGTAGCAACCACACCAGTAAGCTGGCTACCGTTACCAAAATAGAACGGGGCAGTCACGTTGCCAGTTACATTCAGAGGACTGATTACGTTTCCACTTAGGCTGACGCCAGTTCCAATGTAGTAATCGGCTTGAACGTTTCCTGTTGCACTGAGGTTAGTAGCAGTAACTGTTCCTGTTGCGCTGACGTTGCCAGAAGCAGCCAATCCTGTGGTGTTGATATTTCCACCAGTGATATTGGCTGTTGTAGTAATGGCTCCAGTTGTGTTGATAGAACCTAAAATGTTGCCGCTTAGACTCAAATTGGTTGTGTTAACATTGCCACCATCAATGTTGCCAGTTGCACTTATCAAACCGGATGTATTGATGTTACCACCGGTGATGTTGCCAATAGTGTTAACACCACCAGTTGAACTCAATATACCTGCTGTATTGATGTTGCCGCCGCGAACGTTGCCAGTTGCAGTAACAACTCCAGCAGTGGTAATATTGGCACCGTCGATGTTACCAGTGGCTGTGATCAATCCACCAGTTGAAATATTTCCGCCTGCAACGTTGCCTGTGACATTCAAGCTGCCCAGTGTACCAACAGCAGTAATATTGGTCTGGCTGGCAGTGGTCAATGTACCCGTGACAAATGTACCAGTTAAGTTGCCAGCAAGCAAATTACCAGTTACACTCAATCCAGATGCAGCAAATGTTGCAACACCAGATCCAGCAACACCCACAGTAACGTTACCGCTGGATGCTGCTACAACGTTGCTTGTTCCGTTGACAATTTGAGTTGGAGTTCCACCACCTCCACTGATACCTGTAAGCAAGGCACCATTACCAATAAAGTAATTGGCGCTGACATTACCTGCGCTGGTAATGTTGCCGGCTGCTGTAATCAAACCAGCAGTGGTTAAGTTGCCACCAGTGACATTGGCAGTTGTTACAATGTTTGCACTGTTTGTACTGCTTGCAAGATAATCGCTGACTTCTGCATTGCCGTAGCTGGATGCTACGCCTGTTAGGAATGCACCATTACCTAAGATGTAATTTCCGCTGACATTGCCTGTTGCAGATACTTGGCCTGCGGTTGTTAAGTTACCGCCAACAACGTTGGCAGTGGCACTGACTGTGGTACTTTGGATCAAACTAGTAACAACAACGTTACCAGCAATAACATTGCTTGTGGTAACAACATTGCCAGACAATACATTGCCTTGTGCGCTGACGTTGCCAAGCACAGCCAAAACATTAGAGTCTTTGTTGTAAGTAAATCCACCTACTGCATCAGCATTTCCGTTGGTGTTGAATAGAACTTGTGTGTTAGAGCCCGGAACAACCAAATTACCTGTGATGTTGCCAGCAAAGTTACCAACAAAGTAACCGTCAGTAACAATGTTACCAGTTGCTGACACTTGTCCTTGTGTGGTTAGATTGCCGCCAGCAACATTGCCAGTAGCAGTAACACTGGCCGGATTGAATGCTCCAGTTACACTTAGGTTACCACCAGAAATATTGCCGGTAGTAATAATGTTTGCGCTGTTTGTACCGCTTGCAAGATATGTGCTTACATCAGCATTAGAATATCCTGCTGGCAATCCTGTGAGTTGGCTACCGTTACCAAGGATAAAAGCACCTTGGATGTTTGCAGAACTGGTAATGTTTCCGCTGGCTGACAAGCTTGTCAGCGTACCAACACTAGTAATACTAGGTTGGGCGGCTGTGGTTACCGTTCCTGCTGTTGTAGCTGCGCCAGCTGAGGTAGCATAGGTAGCATTGGCTACAGTTCCTGTGACATTTGCGCCAGTTAAGTTTGACAATGCAGAACCGTTGCCAATAACAAAAGCACCTTGAACATTGCCTGTGGTCACAACGTTGGCTGTGTTGTTGCCGCTGGCCAAGTAGTTAGAAACGTTGGCATTGCCATAGCTGGCAGCAACACCGGTTAGGAAAGCACCGTTACCAAGAATGTAGTTACCACTAACATTAGCTGTAGTAGTAACATTACCTTGTAGTGCAGCTAAGTTACCGGTATAAGTTGGCAAGTAAGCTGCAACATTAGCGTTGCTGTAGTTACCACTAGGCAAGTTGGTAAGTTGACTACCGTCACCTAGGAAGAAACCCGCAGTAACGTTTCCAGTAGTAGAAATTGTATTTGACCCAAACCCGGCTAACAACGTTGCAACGTTAGAATTACCATAAGGAGTGATTGTACCTGAGCCTGTTAAAACTGACTGTTGTCCTGACTCGTTGGTAAGGATTATAGATGTAGCATTGGCACTGATTGTAGCATTACCTAGATAAATGGTGCCATTGGCCAAGAACAAGTCATTGAACGCATTGGTTGGACTACCAATGTTCTTAGCTACGTTTCCTGCTGGCAACAAATTGCCAGAAATTGTAAGGTCAGTGCTGGAAAATACTGCAACGTTGCCCACGCCAGCAACACCCACAGTGACGTTGGCACCAGACCCGCTGATACTAACATTGGATGTTCCGTTGGTTATTGAGGCACCTGCTGAGGCCACAATACCAGTGAGCGCCGCACCATTACCTATGAAGTAAGTAGCAGCAACGTTGCCAGAAGCAGTGACGTTACCCGATGCGGTTATGTTAGCGCCCTGTATATTACCAGATGCGCTTATGCCAGTGGTGCCGTCGAGTTCAATAGCCATTTAATTCAATCCTTTAATCTTATATTTATGGTACCACATTGAATGTAGATGAGTCGGGTACAGTAATTTGCAATCCGTTGGGTATGGTCAACGGACTTACCATCATTGCAGACACGTTTTCTTGAACAGCAATGTTGGCCGAAAGAGTTCTTGGTGTAGCAATCACACCATTTACAAAAAGCGAAGTTTGACTTACAGTAACAACATTGCCTGTTCCCGAAACGCCTATGGTCACATTACCATTTGCTGCGGCAATGTTAACGTTGGAAGTTCCATTGACAATGGCTGTGCCATTGCCTCCCGATCCGCCAGAGATGCCCGTAAGTAAAGAACCGTTACCAACAAAATAGCCAGCGTAGATTGTGTCAAAACGCAAGCTGTTGCTACCGATGTCGTGAACGTTGCTAACATTGGGAAGAATACTAGCATTGGCTTGAATGACTCCAATGCCATTGGGCTTGAGAACAAGGTTGGTATTTGTAGTGGTAGTCGTGATTGTGTTGTTGGCGATTTGAACGTTGCTACCAACAGGGCCAGCAGTGTATATTTCAGTAAAGTTACTGTTTACCGCTTCAAACGCATTACGTAACGGTTCGCCTGTACCGTCATTTGGATTAGCGCCAATATCGATTATCTGCTGAGTCATTAGAGTCCAAGTCCTTTGGATGTATTTACCAAAAGACTTAGACTGCGGTTTTGTGGAAAACTGCGTTAATAATACCGCAGTTGGCGATTTTTACTTAGATTCTGCCTACGACTACTTCAACAGTTCCGAAGTCACCATCGAAGTCTGCCAAGGCTTTACCGATCACAGATCCAGTTGCTGGATTAGCTTCGGCTCTTGCTCGACCATTGCCAGCTGATACCATCATATCGCCCTTGCGGACGGTACCAACTACATGACAAGGTACTCGTCCTTGTAGAGCCACCACAGCAATGTGCTGCGATTCTAGTCCAGCATTCATCAAATAGCTCGGGTTAGCAGAAACTACACCAGCAATTCTACAGTCACCGTCCACAGTGCTTTGGGTCACTTCTTCTGTGCCGCCAAACGCAACAATAGTTCCTGGTTCATAGTCAGCATCTGCTGTGTATTTTTCTGCTAAGTCAGCGTACAACGCAGATGTGGCTTGAGCAAACACTGTGTTAAAGTAACTAGATGTGCTGCCAATGTTGCCCACAGCATTTGTACCGGTGTGGGTAATGTTGTTGACTGCCAGCGTACCAGTTGTGCCTGCTGTTATTAGGTTTCCACTAGTAACGTTGCCAGTAACGCTCAAGCTGCCCAAGGTACCAACTGAGGTAATGTTTGTTTGGCTTGTTGTGACAATAGTACCAATCAAATTGCCACCGCTGATGTTGGCAGTTGTTGTAATATTGGCAGTGGTATTGATTGCAGAAACAACGTTTCCGCTTAGACTCAATCCAGTTGCTTGTAGGTTCCCGCCAATCAAGTTACCGCTTGCCGATACTAGACCACCAGTGTTGATATTTCCACCAGTGACGTTGCCAGAAGCACTGACCGTTGTGCCGGTGATTGCGCCGCCAACAATAGTTCCTATTAGATTACCGCCAGTGATATTACCGGTGCCGCTTACTGTGCCAGCCCCAAACGCAACACTGCCTACGTGTACACCAATCAAATTACCTCCAGCAATATTTGCTGTAGTGGTAATATTGGCAGTGGTATTGATTGCACTTACAACGTTTCCGCTTAGACTCAATCCTGTGGCATTCAAGTTACCGCCGGTGATATTACCAGTAACGCTGACTGTTGTGCCAGTGTGAGTTGTTGCAAAAACATTGGCGCCACCGTTGATGTTGCCACCGTTGATGTTGCCAGTTGCTGTAATTAATCCTGCGGTACTCAAATTACCAACTGTGGCATTTCCTACCACTGTTAGAGATGTTAGATTTCCAACGCTGGTAACGTTGGGCTGTGCAGCAGAAGTTACTGTGCCCGCAGTTGCAGCAGCGCCCGAAATATCAATGGCATAAATGCCTGTTAGTCGGTCAGAACTAACTGTACCTGATGTAAGAGCAGAAGCGTTGATGTTATTTGTTATCAAATTGCCAATGTTAGCAGTACCTGCGGTGATAACGTTGCCAGCATTGACGTTGCCTGTGACGCTGATGTTGCCTGTTGCGTTTACGTTAGCTGCTGAAACGTTACCAGTTGCTGATACAGATCCGTTGAAGTTGGCACCGCCACTCCAGAGAACCATAACGTTACCAATGGCATTGATTGTAGCAAATATATTACCGTTAGAGCTTGCAACTGCTAAAACTGTAGTTCCGTTGGAGATTTGTTGGGCTGCAACGTTGGACACCGCAGTTACGTTTGACAAGAATCCGCCGTCACCAATGAAGAAGGCGCCACCGGCTGCGGTAATATTTCCAACAGAGTATGTTTGACCAGCAGAATAGATTGCGCCAGCATTGACGTTGCCTGTAGAAGTAACTAGTCCGCTGGTAACTAAGTTGGCACCTCTAACGTTGCCTGTGGCTGAAATGTTTCCAGTTGATTCGACCATTCCTGCGCTAACCACGTTGCCAGCACTGAAGTTGTTGGCAATTACGTTACCTTGTGCAGTAACAATACCCTGTGTGATTAGGTTGGAACCAGTGATGTTACCAACAGCAGTGATCTGATCATCACTGACAACGTTGCCTCCGCGTATATTTCCAGTGGCAGTAACGCCTGCTGCACCAGCAGTTAGTCCGCCGCTGGTAATCAAGTTTGCACCGGTAATGTTACCGGCAGCAGTGATCAAACCAGCAGTTGAAACGTTGCCACCAACAATGTTGCCAGTGACACTGAGACGTCCAGCAGTAGTCAAGTTACCACCAGTGATATTTCCCACGGCTTGAAGAGTGCTGCTGAAATAACCGGTTCCTGTAACGCCTAATGTAGTATTAGGGTCAGTGTTAGCAATACCAACGTTTCCGGTAGGCAACACTGTGACTACCACCGCCGGAGTTACTGTAGTTCCTGTGAGGATTTCAACTTTGGCATTACCGGTTGAATCTGTATAAGTGGATCTAATAGCAGTTGCAACCCTAGGGTTAGGCACTGCATCGCTGGTATACCATTCAACTGCGCCAACTACTGTGTTAGCTGTGGCTGTTGTGTCTGTGTCAGAAAACCTAAAAGTGGGCTGGGCTACACTGGCGTCTCTGGAAATAACAACATTACCGACAGTGTTGATGTTGCCACCGTTGATGTTGCCAGTGGCTGACATCAAGCCAGCAGTATTGACGTTTGATCCTCGCACATTACCTGATGCTGTAATTGTGCCAACAACGTTTGCGCCTGTGGCATCGAACACCGCAACGTTGGCTACGCTGTCCACGGTGATTACCACATTGGAGTTTGGTGCAGGAATACTTACAGCACTGTTGCCTGAGAAAATTTCGTTGACCGCAAGATTACCAGTTAAGCTAGCGTTTCCTGTGATAGTAACGTTACCGTCCAGTGTAATTTCACTGCTTTGAATAGTTACATCCACAACGTTAGATGTATTTTGTAACGTATAGCCAGCGTTGACAATCTTGTAAGTAGCCATTTAGAGATCCTTTGCGTTATTTATACGGTTTAAGAACTCTGTCATTGGCAGGGTTTGATAGTTTGGAACATACGTAAAATCTTTTATTTGAGCCGATGTATCGCCTAGCACACGTACAAATTGTATGTTAGGAAACTCTTTCATAATCGACGCTATTTGCCTGGACCAGTTGCCGGTGTATGTGGGAACAGCGGTGCTTTTTTTGTAGAATTCAGTGTCAGCATAGACATTGTTGAATCTGTCGTTTACAGGGCCCATGTCAAATCCCACAAGATACACAGTTTCTGCACCATCGATACAGGCCAAACCAGTGGCAATTGGCCCTGAGCTATAACCAAAGTATTTTTGTGGAACGGGCCTGGCACCAAGACCTTCAATGGGCCTGCGTGTATAGAATACATTTTGATTGGCATATCCAATTGACTGAATTTTTTCGCTGATAGGGCGATCAGTGCTGATCAAAACGTCAGGAACAAAATCTCTATACAGAGCATTGCAGCCGTAGATCTTACCTAGTCCTTTTAACTTAGATAATTCTACCTGTTGCCTGCTAACCCCATTGCCCAATACAAAAGATATGCTCATAAAAAATCCTCCTAGTAGTTATCTAGGAGGATTGTGGAGCTAAACCAAATTAGCTGTTGTACTTTTGTACTTGTGCCAAGGTGATTGTGCCGTTGGAAGCTTCGCCCGACTTGATAGCTGTGCCTTCGTCTGTGAAGAAGTTGGCAAGATATGTGTCTTCGCCAGCATAGTCAACTACACCAACGTTGTTGCCGCCATCGGCGTAGCTAGTAAGAGAAGCACCACTTTCGTTAGCAAAGTTGTTCCAGTTACGTAGGAACTTGTTGGTTAACTTACTAACAGCAACTTCAGTTGAATCTCCGCCAATAGCATAGCTGATACTCATCAAGCCAGCGGTTGGGCTCAAGTCGCTGGTAAGAACGCACACACCTACTGCATTTACGCGACCTGTGCCTGTGTTGCCCAAGGCAGCAGTAGCAGTGAAAATAGTACCAACAGCAGCGTTGGGAGCGCCGTAAGCAGCCCAGTTAGTGTCACCAACTGTGGTGATTCTGTATGTTCTGCCAGAAACCAGTGCTGTACGAGCAGTAATGCCGCCTACTAGATATTTGTAAGAACCTTTTTGACGGATGATGTATCCATCTTCTTCAGCAAATCCTGTAATGAAAACACGAACTTGCACAGTAGGATAAGCTGCTGTGTCAACTGTGTTTGAACCGCCAACAACACCAAAGAAGTTGCTGGATGTCATTGTGGTTGGGAATACTGGATTGGTTAGGGCACTGAAACTTGGGTAACCGTTGTCAACGCCGGGATTGCCTGTGGCAATGATTTTTTGTATTTTGAGAGGACGTCCCATTTGTTTTCTCCTTACAGAAGTCCAATGTGGGTTCTAGCCACTACGCGGTGGTTTCCGCATAAGTCGCCGAATTGCGAGCTGTGTATTTATAGAAATAGCAAATACTGTGCTCAGCACCGTTAAATATCCGCATGAATATCCACGAACTAATCGAAGTCGGAAATCAATTTAGATCCAACAATCAACCTGAACAAGCTCTATCGTGCTATGCACAAGCATTTGCACAGGATCGTAACTATGCCGCAGCGTTCAACAACTATGGTAATGTGTTGCGAGAAGTCGGAGAACCCGAAGGTGCTATCCCATTTTTACAACGTGCGATACAGTTAGATCCTAGCAATGTCACAGCTCAGTTCAATCTCAGTGTGGCATACTTGTTAGCAGGGGATTATGCTCGTGGCTGGCCACAATACGAATGGCGCTGGCAGTTTGAGCACCTAGCAGGAACCATGCCACCGTTTAAGCAGCCTCGTTGGCGCGGCGAAGACCTGCGTGGTAAAACCATACTAGTTGTGGGCGAACAAGGTCATGGCGACAACATTCAGTTTGTGCGTTTTTTATACAACCTTCATGTCATGGGCGCAGAAATTATTCTGCAGGTCACAGACGGATTAGTACCATTGTTAAACGGTAGTCCTATCATCAAACGTGTGAGTGGCTATGATTATTCTGTGGAGGACTTTGATTTTTGGACTCCTATCATGAGCATACCTGGAGTTTTGGGCGTCACGCTAGAAAATCTTCCTCGTCCTGCAAACTACCTCAATGCAAGTCAACAACTACAACAACAATGGCAGTCATACTTTGGATTTAAAACTCGCATGCGTGTGGGCTTTAGCTGGAGTGGTCGCAGAGACAACTGGCTGAATCGACACAAGGGCATGCCTTTTGAAAAGATTGTGGATCTAATACGAGCCAATCCTGACTATGAGTGGATCAACTTACAAGCTGACTGCACTGCCGAGGAAGAAACCACTCTCAAACAACTAGGTGTGCATTGTTTACCCCCTAACACCAACATGTGGGCAGACACTGCTGCACAAATGATGCACATGGATGTGATTGTCAGCGTTGACACAGCCGTGGCACACCTAGCAGGTAGCTTGGGTAGACCTGTGTGGCTCATGCTCAACTGGTTTGGAACAGATTGGCGCTGGGGAACTAAACGAGACGATAGCCCATGGTATTCATCTATGCGTATCTTTAGACAACCTGCCATGGGAGATTGGGATAGCGTAAACCGCAAGGTTACCCAATACCTTTCATGGTTCAAGGTCTAAGTGCTATAATAACACTGCGGTAAATACCGTTCTATACTACGCTATAAAAGCAAGGTCGTTAAACTTATACTATCTGCCCCGACTCCTCCTGGACTGACCCGCCTGGATGTTGGGGCTTTCTCTTGGCCTTTGGGCGCAGTTGTCACCGTGGCGGTGATACCATCCCGCAGCAATGTCTCTACCACATTGATCACAATGTAACTTTTGACGCTTTTGACCGCGTAGTTTATCGGCTCTTGCTTGAATTGATTCTGCACTCATCTTGACAGGGTTAGCAGCTTTGGCAGCACGTATCTTGGCTTTTTGTTCTTCGCTCATGGCCTGGCCTTTGTTTTTTGCAGGCTTTCCTTTTTTTGCGGCGCTTATGTTTGCTGCTCTTTCTGGCGAACAAGGCCCATACATTGGGTTATTCATTCCACTATTTGCTATAGAATTTTTTCGTTTGTGCTCTTCAGTTTGAACATAGTTTTTTGATTTTCCCTTTTGTGACTCGCTTAACCTGCGCTTGTGCTCATCACTTTTAGGTCTGTCTTTGTGGAAGTCGCTAATCTTCTTTCGGCTTTCCTCAGTAGGCACAATGTACCCTGCTACGTTTTGATTGATCCAACGATCGTCATGCAGAACTTTGCATCGAGTCAGCACACGAGTTTCCCAGGCCACAGCCTGTTCTTTGGTTTCAAACACTCGACGTATTTCTATATCAAAGCTGTCTGCACCTGTTTCTTCAATTAGTTTTTGTACGCCAGGACTACTGGTAAAGTAATGTTTCCAAAGATCATCTTCTGGATCTACTTTGTTAGCGGCTCTAAATCCATAGTAGACTTTACCACTCGGGCGATGTTTGATTAGGTAGGTATAAGGTTTCATATTGTTATTTAGTTTCTCACTGCAATATCCCCAATAATAATAACATTCTTAGATGTTTTGTCAACAAAAAAGGGCCTTGCGGCCCTTTTTCTGAGTTGGTAAAATACCAATCGAAGATTAGCTGAAGCTCAAATTCGAAACGGCTATCTCTCCCACATAATCGCCCGCATTGCCGAAGCTTGATGCAGTGTTGGTGAGCTCAATGTAACCGTAACGTGTCATAAATGACACGACTGGTTCGAAGGTGGTCGGATCCAGAACAACACCGCTGCTCATCAATGGAATGTATGGGCAGTAGAATGCTGGAGCGTCAGCCTCACTAGAACCCTTATAGCCAACCAACACAGGAGTTGTGTCGCTAGCATAAGAGTCAACGAACACACGCATAGCGCCGTTCAGAGTACCAACAAACTTGGTGTTGGTAGGAGCTTCGAAGGTACCTTCGGTGGTACGAGCGAAAGCAGAAGTAGTAGCAGACTGAAGAACAGTCAAAGCAGCTGAAGAAACAACAGCGTAGTTACCAGCGCCACGACGAGTACGTTGGGCGATCAGGTTAGCAACACGGTTGATCAGAACAGCTAGAGCAGCGTGTTCGTCACCAACGAATGTAGCAGTACCAGAAACGGTAGCTTGGTTGTATGTGAACTCAGTAGAAGCCAGTGAGCGCAGGCTCAACAGGATCTCTTGGTCAATTTCAGCGGTAATTTCTTGAGCCAGAGCAGCCATGATTTCGGCTTCGACGTCGATACCGTGCATAGCTTGAGCATCTTGGGCACTTTCAAATGTCCAACGAGCTTGCAACTTACGAGTCTTAGCTTCAACAGCTTGCTTCAGGATCTGGACGGAAATTTGCTTACCGCCAGTACCTTCCATGGTAGCTGTAGC